GTGTTACATCAGCCATTTTCAACCTCCTCCAGCGCCTGGGTATCGTTTAAGTATGTCACCGATTGCTGGTGGTGCTTGAAAGCGCTGTGGCATTGCCGGAACAACTGGCTGCTGACCAGTTACAGGAACAGGGAATTGCCGGTTAATCATTTGCATTTCACGTTGTGCCTTATTTTTTAATTCTGTGATTTTTGACAACACATAATCTGGCCCACCATAGCCTTTTAAATAAGCCGACAGTTGAGTGGGATTGGCTAATTGCTGAAGCAAAATTCTTTCGTCTGGGCCATTTAAAACACCAAGGTTTTGTAGTTCTTTTAATTGCAAAATTGTGTCTTGGAATAATGCCTCTTGCGTACCGCCAGCTTTACCCATGCCACCAATTTGCATACCCTCTTGTTTAACATTTGTTTCAAGCGCATTAAGAGAGCCAACTAATTTTTCAATTGTCAGTGCTTGTTTTCTAGCTTCCCCAATTTGGCCCGATGTTGGTGCATATGGTGTTGACTTAGCGCCAGCGCCTTGTAATCCGCTTGGCTGTGCTTCCATTGGACCACCAGGAGCTGCTTGAGTAGCCACTGGAGCGCCACTAGGCATTGCACCGCCACTAGGTGCAGCTGGCAATTTCCCACGATAACTTGGTTTTTCAAATGAGCCAGGCAGTGGCGCTGGCTGCTCGTAAACAGTCCTAACTGATCCATCAGGTTGTACTTTTTCAACCGGCACAGGCTGGCTTAAAGCACGATAGGCCAAAGCATATTCTGGAGTATTTGCATCTTTGGTCAGCAAGATATCGTAGGCACTGCCTTGCAATCCACCACCAAAAACACCTTCATATCCTCTGAGTAATTTTGGCTCATTAGTTCTTGTATTTATCTGATAAACGCTTCTAGGGTCTAGGCCCATAGCTGTCACTTCTTCCTTCTTCATTGGCCTAAAAGTATCAGCTTTTAATGATTCTTCAAAAATCTTTGGCAGCATTGCCTTTGGATTAAATGCAGTAATTAGTCTTTGCTCTGGAGTTAAATTAGTAAACATCCCAACAGGTAGGGTCGCACTAGGCTGTGCGGGTGCAACTGCTCTAGGGGCATCTGGCGCAAACACTTGAACACCAGGACCATCAATGTCTGTTCGTGGCAAAGGAATTTGAGCGCCTGCTACTTGTGGGGCGACACCAGCGGCTGTCGTAGGATATAACGCTTGTCTTATGCGCTTATTAAAATCAGATTCTTCTTTGGACTCAGTCAATTTTTGTCCCAAAAGTAAATCTTGCAGTGACCCAGCTCTTGCCTGCTGATAACCCTGCTGGCCAGCTTGCAAAGCTGATCCAAGTGCTTGGCCCATGCTGATTGGGACTGCACTTCGGCCACTGGCCTGCAAGAGTGCGCCAGCTGCTGACAGTGCAGCATTACGGCCAAGCAGTTTGCGCTGATCTTCTGTCAGCAATGCGTCAAGTCCCGTTGGTGTTGCACCAGGCATCCCACCAAACATATTGCCTAAACTTGCAAAATCAAATTGAGTAGCCATATTTCCACCTTAATCCAATAAACCTCTGAGACGGGTGCTGACCACATCGCCTCTGCTCATCATGTTAGTTGATCCTGTATCTGGTGCAAGCAAAGATGCAGCCCTCATGGCCCGTCTCTCTTGACCAGGCTTGATGGCCAGTTCTGCCACCGGAATGCCACTTCTATCCATGGCCACCGCCACATTGTCAAAGCCCTTGGCCTGATCGTATGCATAGCCAAATAGCGCCATGCCCACATCTTTCTCAGACCCTTGGTCAATGATCTTGACCTTTGCTGGGTCGCTGGTGATCACAATGCCTCGGCTGGTTTGAGCCACTGTCAGACCATCAGGGATGCGCGAGGGCATAGGTGATCCAGGCGTGATCAGGATGGTGTCACGCTTGCTTGAGGGGTCAAGCAAAGCCATTAGCTGCGCATCAGCGTAGCGTTGTGGCTCTGGGGTTGGGTTTTGTCTCATGTTAGATCAGGGCAGCCAATGCACCAAGGCCAGCGCCAGTGCCTGCTGTAACACCAAGAGTGCCAGCCAATTGAGAGCCAGCCAATGCACCGCCTAATAGGCCAGCACCGACATTCTGGCTGTATGGAGTTGTCGCCACCATGCCAAGGTTGGCAGGCTGCGCACCCAGTGAAGACTGCACCACACCCAGACGCTGGAGGCCAATGTTTCGGATTGCATCCATTTGTTGCTGGTCCAGAGCCTGACGCGCACCACCAGCACCCATGACGGCTTGAGCGCCACCAAGACGCAATGCTTGTTGCTGTGCAGCAAGACTGCCTAGCTGGCTTGCACCACCTAAGCGCAATTGCGCACCTTGCAAGCCTGCTTGCTGATTGGCAATGTCGGCTGCTGATCTACGGCCAATGTCTGCCTGCTGCATGGCCATGGCCTGATTGAATGCTTGCTCGTTCAGTTGAGTGCCAAGAGTTCCGGCCTGCTTGGCAAAGCCAAGATTGGTCAAGCTCTCGGCCACACCTTGGCGTGATCCACCAAATGCACGGGCAGCAGTTGCGCGTTCACCAGTTTGCTGGATGGCAGCGCGTCTTGCAGACTCCAAATCAGCCAGTGCGTTTTCACGCACCATGCTTGTATATGGGTTCATGTAACTGCCAATTGAGCCTGGTCCTTGACCCATGCTCAAATTGGTCTGCTGTGCTGCAATCTGTGCAGGCTGATAGACACCGCCATAAGCCGCCATTTGTGCGGCCAAGTCTGTGCCAGTAATGCCTGGGCCAGCGAGGGCCGTGTTGACCAGAGCCTCCTCGCCTGCCTGATACATTGGGTTATAGCCAGCAAACTGCTGGACCGGCAACGCACCAGCAACACCTTGGGCCTGCTGGAAGTTGGCAAGAAACGCTTCTTTGATCTGTGGATCAATGGAGCTTGTTGAGGTTGTTGTTCCACCTTTTGACATATCGCCACCTTATCCCAGTAAAGATTTCATTTTCTTGGCAGGCACTTTGCCCTCATTGATCATGTCCAGAAGTCCCTTGCCGTATTTATCGACAGCAGACTTCTTGATCACATATTCGCCAAGATCAAGGTTAACAGCACCATCGTCTGGGCCAGGAGGGTTTGCGCCAAACATTACACCACCATGGACCATGCCACCCTTGGCCATGCCACCTGAGTATGAAGTATCTGATGAGACAACATTACCAGCCGCAGCTCTTGCCGCATCAGCCGCAGCGATCTGGCTATACAAAGCTGGGTTATACCCACCCATTGCTTGGTTTGCCATGATGCCTGCGTATGGGTTGCCAAGTGGGCGCATTTGGCCCATGACTTGCTCGTATGGGGAAACACCGCCAGCAGTCACCGCTGGGTTGTATTGCGAGCCAATTGGAATTGACTGGTAGTTTGCAAAATTTGTGGCAAGACCTTGGCCTACATTTGAAAATGGCATGACGCTTGTCATGCCTGGGCTTCCACCGCCAAGGAACACGCCACTCGTATCGCCAGGATAAACGCTGCCGCCACCGCCAACAACATTGCCAACACCGCCAGGGACTACAGGGCGAGGGGCAACAGGGACAGGGGTAACAGGGGGGCGAACAACAGGAACAACAGGAGGGCGAACACCCGTTGTTCTGCCTGCTATTTCTTTTGCGGCCTCTATTTGAAATTGAGCCAATTCATTGGCATCAACTTCACGGCCAAATTTATTGCTCCAGTAGGCAAGACCTTCTGGATCAGCAGCTCTTCCAAGTTGTGCCGCATATAAAGCCTCAATATTTGGAGTGCCAGCAGCAGCCGCAGCAGCCACATTTGAAGCAGCAGCCGCTTCCGCTTCTCGCTGTGCCAATTCAGAGGCTGCAACCGATTGAAATCTTGCCGCTTCTGCTGGGTCAATTTGACCGCCAAATTGGCTTTCCCAATAAAGCAAGCCAGCTGGCTCTGGTTCGCGGCCTAGAATTTGTTGATATAAGTCTCGCACAGTAGCCATGTTTTTCCCCTATAAATCCTTTGCCATTACAGTCCATTGTGGGCTGTAACCTTCGTCTTTTAAAAATGTCTTTGACCAGCCTCTTCGGCCTGCCAATGACACCCTGGTGCAACCAATTGACTTGCCCCAGGATTCGATCAATGGTCGCATCCTTGAGAGTTCATCTAGGTCGCCACCAGCCAGAAAGTAATGCAAATTCTTCAGCTGTGGGTAGACAATGATCTCTGTCAATACCACCGAGTCTTTGGCTGGCCACAGCTGTAATCTGTGATCCTCGACCATCTCAGCGACATCGTCAAAATTATGTGTGCCTCCACTGTATTCTAAGGCAGCCTCCACATGGTGGCGCAGCCTGTCCAATTGTTCTTGGTCGCTCATCTCTTACCGGCTGGGACAGCATCGAGCCTCATCACCCCAATGCGCCAGTCAGCCAATACCGCACCAGTCACCTTCACATTGACTTGACGCGCTGCAAACCGGACATCGGTCGGGTTGGCTGCCGTGTATGGTCCAAATGTGGATTGTGTGCCTGTCGGGTAATTTCTGGTTTTAAATGAAACCACCGCCTCACCCAAGGTCTGCTCGTCAGGGACAACTTGGCGCACCGACATGATGTTGTCGCCATTGCCCAATTGCACTGGCCCAGACTCGGCATAAACACTGGCGCTGTCATAGGCAAAACCCACTTCATGCTCATAGACATACCCGTCTGTGGACACTGCCATTGGATTGACAAACACCCCAGCATCAGTGCCAGCAGTTCGGGCCAATGTGCCTATGTTCCAGTGGTTTTCTCGGTAATTGAAAGTGACATAGCTGTCATTTTCATTACTTGCGCTACTTGGGTAATACCACCAAATTTCACCAAATTTGCTATTGTGGACCGCATAGACCTTGGATGCCTGGTTAAAGTTGATATTGCCAAACACATAGTCAGACACATCACTTGGCAGTGGCTTGACATAGCCGTCATAAATCCAAAAGCCTGCCTTGCTCATCCAAATGGCAGCAGTGTCAATGGCCGCCACAGACTGGGCTGAAATCAAGCCACAGCCAGAACCAGCCTTCTCAAAGCCATAAACAAATGGAGCGCCAACATACTGGGCCGTGTGGACATCCACATCGGTAAACAGCAAATTGATGCCCTTGACCCGCTTGCCAGCGATCAGTGTGCCAGGCGTTGCAAGCTCATAGTCGCCTGCCTGATTGTCACCAGCTGGTGTCCAGACAGTATTGTTCTCTTGGTCGCACCACTGCACTTTGCGTGGGTTTCCACCCGCACCAAGGGCGAACATAATGCGCTCGGCAGTCACCAAGACCGCCTTATTGCTTGTTGGCGCGTTGGTAATCACCGCAGCCAATGTGGGTGTTGTGAAACCTAGTTGCCACTCATAGAGCTTGCCATCACTATTTGAGCAAGCCACCAAATACTCACCCCATGTGTCCATGGACCATGTGGTGGCTGGGGTAACAGCGCCCAAATCAGGTCTGG